GGCGCGAAGTTTAAACTTGAAAATGACGAATTCATTGTCGATACTCTAATTGGTGAGAATACAGACCAAATCTTATTCTTTACTTCTCGTGGTAACTATTACCATATGAAAATGGGTGATTTTGTTGTAGGAGAAAAACAATATCTTAATAACTTAGTAACATTACTCCCTTATGAAACAATTAAAAATGCTACTATCATATCTAAAACTGGTCAGAAAAAATATATAATTTTTGTGACGAAAAATGGCATCATTAAAAAATCCGAACTTTCGGAATATAATATGAAGAGGAAGACTGGCGCAATCGCCCTTGCTCTTGATAAAGATGATGAAATTATGAGTGTTTTATTCACAGATGATGAAGAAATTGGATTACTTTCATCTCGGGCCTACTTCATTATGATTGAGACTTCTCCAATTCGTCCTATTGGAAGAACCGCTCGTGGTGTAATCGGCATGAAGCTGAATGAGGGAGATTCTGTAGTAAGTGCAAGGATTATTCCAAAGAATACGAAAGAAATATTATCTATTTCCGAAAAGGGTTATTCAAAAAGGACGGATATCACAGAGTTCAAACTTACCGGACGTGGTACTAAAGGTGTAAAAATTCAGAAAGAAGAAGTTCTACGTGATTTTTTACCAATTGTTGATAATTCTGATATCTTGGTCAGCTCTACATCCGCGCAAATTCGTGTAAAATTAGATGATTTTGCTAAATCTGGGCGTGGCGCGCAAGGTACAAAAACGATAAAAATGACAGAAACAAGCAAGGTCATTGGAATTTCAAAGTTTTAAATTCCAACGGGTTGAAAATTTGAAAAAACCCAAAAATTATTATATAATATATATATAAGGTTGAGAGAAAAACTTCTGTTAGCCTTAATATAAATCAAGTCGGTCGCCAGACTAAATATGAGGCGAGAATAAAATTATTTTATTAAAAAGAGGAGACAAAAATTATGAAGTTAACTGAAAAAAGTTCCGAGGTATTTAACTACGTTAAGGAAAATGGCGCCCGTGTAAGCGTAGAGGAAATCTGCAAGGCAACTGGTCGTGAATCTCGTTCAATCAATGCAAACGTGAATGACCTAGTGAAGAAAGGTCTGGCTGAGCGTGACAAGGTTACTGTTGAAGGTGCTGATAAGCCCGTAACATACGTTGTTCTGACTGAAGATGGTAAGGCTTTTGTTCCAACTGAAGACGCGGAATAATTAAATTTTGATATAGGCTCCCGCAAGGGAGCCAATTAATCCAAAAGAACCAATAAACAAAAATAGGAGAAAAAAATGTTAAGAGAAGCAGAAAACAGAGTAAAAATTGAAGGTGTTCTTTCAGAAATTGATTTGAAGTATGGTTCTTTCATGAAAGATGGTAAGTCCGTAGAAACGATTGGCGGCGTGATTAAGATTCAGGTCGACCAGCAAATTGGTGGTGTGCCAGCAACGTTAGAAATTCCCGTTCATATGTTTTCCACAAAGTATACCAAAAAGAGTGCAGCTAATCCCGCGTATGAGGCCATTGAAAAGGTCATGAACGAGTACGTTTCAATCCCGATTGCCGCAACTAGCGGTGTTGAACCCGACAAGGTTCGTATCACAAGTGCCCGTATCGACATGAATGAATATTTTGGGCAGAATGGTCAGCTCATTTCCTTCCCCCGTATTACTTCTTCATTCGTAGCCCGCGCCACAGGTACATTTAAGCCTGAGGCAACATTCTCAGCAGAATTCATGGTTTCTAATGTCGCTTATGTCGTTGACAAGGAAGGCGTTGAAGTCGAACCCAAGAAGATTGAAGTTACAGCCATTCTTCCTCGTTATGGCGAGAGAGTTGATGTAATTAAACTCGTAGCAACAAACCACAACGTTATTGATGCTATCGAGCAGTATTGGAAGGCTAATGATACCTTTAAGGCGAATGGTCGTCTGAATTTCACATCCCAGACTCACATTGAAACACAGGAAGTAGACTTTGGTGAGCCTACTGAACGTGTCGTAACAACCTCACTTAGCGAACTCGTTATCACGGGTGGCTCACAAAGCCCGCTTGAAGGAGATTTTGCCTTCGATGTTAACGATATCAAGAAAGCCCTTGCAGAACGTAAGGAAAGACTGAACGCATTAAAGGCGAAAGGAACAAACAAGAAGGCACCAGCCCCTGCGGCTTCTGCCGGTATTGACACTAATGACCTTGGTTTTTAAGGAGGATTTAAGATATGGCTATTGATATTTTAAGTCTTGCTCCAACAGTTATTAGTCGTGACCTGAAGGGGAAATATGTGCTCCTATATGGTAAAGCCAAGTCTGGTAAGACGACTGCGGCAGCACAATTCCCAAAAGCCCTTCTGTGTGCCTTTGAAAGAGGTTATAATGCCATTGGCGGTATCCGTGCTCAGGATATCATCAAATGGTCAGACTTCAAGATGGTTTTGCGCCAACTTGAAAAACCTGAAGCTCACGCATCTTTCGAAACAATCATCATTGATACTATCTCAATCGCGTGGGATTTGTGCGAACAATACATCTGCGCGCAGAATAGTGTTCAGAAAATTGGTGATATTGAATGGGGTGGTGGATATGTCGCCTGTAAAAAGGAGTTTGAATCCACTCTCAGAAAAATTACACAACTTGGTTATGGTGTAGTCCTCATTGCCCATAACGCTACTCGTATTGAAAAGACTGCCGATGGTAGTGAAGTTGAGATTATCTCACCAGAACTTCCTAAGCGTGCCGCTGAAATTTGTAATGGTATTGTTGATATTATCGGTTATATCGGTAATGAATACATAGATGGCGAAAATCATCGCTGGCTTTATACAAGGGAAACTCCGACACTATTCGCAGGTTCAAGATTTAAGTATCTCGCGCCAAAGATTAAATTCGGTTATCAAGAACTTGTTGATGCTATTGGTGATGCCATTGAAAAGGCTGAACAACTTGATGGTGTTGTGGTAGTTGACAAACAAGAAAGAATTATCGAGCAGAATCGTGCGTTTGAAGAAATTAGCGAAGAAGCAAGAGACCTTTGGAACAAGTTGGTGGCCATTGACCCAGACAACGCGAAGAAAATCCTTAAAAAGGTTGAAATTATTTTCGGTAGACCGATGAGACTTTCTGAAATTAATGAAGACCAACGCGACTTGTACGAACTTGTCGTGTTAGACATGAAGGACATGCTCTCGTAAAAATAGTGTCATAGTTTTATATAGAGATATAGAGAGGTAGGGTATATACATATCCTACCTCTTTTAAATTTGTATTTTTCTTAAAAATATGATATAATATAAGTAGGAAGAAAAGAGGTGAAAAAATGAGCCATATAATAAAGTGCGGCTGGTGTGGGATTTTATTTGATACTGATAAATTAGAAAAAGAAAAATGGATACAACCTAACCCACCACGTGGCTGGTATTACCATATTGACTGCTGGAACGAAAAACAGAAGCCTGGTGCCATTAAGCCAGATACAAAAAATAAAGAAGATGAATTCGAAATATATAGGCAAAATATTTTTATCTTTATCGAAAGAGATTTAAAGGGGACTTGTGATTATGCGCGAATAACCCAACAGATGAAACAATATAAACTTAAGAATAAAGACTGGACTTATAAGGGTATGTTTCTTGCGTTAAAATGGTTTTATGAAGTTAAGAAGAATGATTGGGGTAAAGCTAATGGCGCCTTGGGTATCCTTCCTTATATCTATTATGAGGGTACAGAATATTGGCGCGAACAAGAACGCAGAAGCAGGGGTATCACGGCTGCTATTGTACAACAAATGAAAGAACGTGCTGAAAAAGAGCCGATTGTTATTATTCGAAAGAAAAAAGAAAAGCCAAAGGCGAGTTTTAGATTAGAAGATGTGGAGGACGATGAATGATTGACAAAAACAGTATTTTGCAGATACTTGGTTCTTTAATGAAGCATCCACAGTTTCTAAGTGAAACGGATAAGTATATGCTAACGCCGATAGATTTTAGAACAAGGTTTGATAAGTATTTATTTATTGCTATTGAAGGACTTTATAAAAACGGTGCAACAAGTATTTCGGCTATTGATATTGATAATTACTTTGATACCAATGAGAGTGCAAAATTAACTTTTGAAAAGAATAATGGAATTGAATATTTGCAAGATGCGGAATATGTCTCAGATGTAAGTAATTTCCCATATTATTATAAAAGACTAAAGAAATTTAATTTACTTGATGATTTAAAGAAACAAGGAATTGATACTACTCAATTTTATAATGAAAATTTAACCGACCCCAATGCTGTTGATATAAACCAGAACTTTGAAAAGTTAGAAATAAGTGACATTTTGGGCGAAATTAAGAAGCGAGTCCTGCAAGTAGAAAGCACATTTTTAAGAAATGACGTAAGTGAAAGCCAGACCGCTTATTGTGGTATGGAAGAATTATTAGAAGATTTGGGTAATGGTTCTGATATTGGTAAGCCAATTCAAGGTGCAATCCTAAATGAAGTTGTGGCCGGTGCGCGAAAGGGCGCATTTTATATTCGTTCTGGCTCAAGTGGCGTATCCAAAACTCGTCAAGCGGTTGGAGATGCCTGTTATTTGGCTTATCCTTTCAGATATGATGATACGGTTGATAGTTGGGTACAAGAAGGATACAATGAGAAAGTCTTGGTCATTGCGACAGAACAAGATTTTAAGGAAATAAGGAAAATGATTTTGGCTTATCTAACTGGTATGAATGAATCGAAGTTTAGATATGGTCAATTCTCTGAAAAAGAAAAGTTAATTATCAAGCAAGCTCTTTGGGTTATGAAAGAATATGAGAGTAATTTTATTATTGTTCGTATGCCAAACCCAACGATTGAATTAGTAAAGAATATTGTTAGAGAAAATTGTTTAACAAAAAATATTGAATATGTTTTCTATGACTATATTTTTATTTCTCCATCATTATTGAGTGAGTTCAAAGGAGCCGCGCTTCGTAATGATGAAATCCTATTGATGTTCTCAAATGCATTAAAAGAGTTAGCCGTTGAATTAGGTATTTTTGTTATGACTTCAACACAGGTTAACGCAAATGCAGATGATAATAAGAATATCAGAAATGAAGGAAGTATTGCTGGTTCTCGTGCAGTTATCAACAAGGCTGACGTCGGTATGATTATGGCGCGACCTACAAAAGAAGAGTTGGATATTCTTAAGGATATAATCGCTATCAGCGGGCTTATTCCAAATATTGTTACAGATATTTATAAAGTAAGGTCTGGGCAGTATAATCAAGTTAGAATATGGAGTTCTGTTGACCTAGGTAACCTAAGAAAGAAAGATTTATTTATGACAGACTCAAGATTGGATGTTGTAAACTATGATATGTCTCCTGTGGTTGAGAATTGGGAAGATGAAGAGAAAAGAACTTTACAAACAAAACTAAAAGAATTAGAAAGGATTGTAGATAAGCATGGCAATTGACTATAAAACAATAATTAATAATTTACAAGACGCTAATGTCTTTCAATTGCTTACCGAGCTTGGTGGTGAACCGATAGATAAAGGAGCTTTTATTCTTTCTAAAACTATTTGTCATAATCACGACACAAGTGAGGCATCGTACAAGTTATATTATTATAAGAATACTCATATATTTATGTGTTACAGTGAATGTGCGACGATGTCCATCTTTAAGATGCTTAAAAATTATTATGAAGCACGCAATATAACATATGACTGGTATCAAGATATTCTTAATGTTATTATAAGTTGCGCGCCCTCGCAAACTGTCGAGGGATTTACTGCAAAACCTTATGAAAGCATAAAGGATAGGTATGTCCAGAGAAAAGATAGAAAAGAATTAATCGTATATCCAGATAAAATCTTAGATGTATTCATTAAGAAATATCCATTAGAATGGGAACGAGATGGCATAACTCGTGAGGCGATGGATAAATACAATATTCGTTTTTCAATAAGTCAGAACAAAATCATTATCCCACATTATAATGTATTCGGACAGTTGGTTGGA